TAACGAATTGACAGTTATCCATATTATCTTGGCACGTAGGGTCTATAAAAACATCTTCGTTTCTACATACCATAGCCGTAGGATGATTTTTAATAGCTTTTTTACGTATAACTTTCACTTTCTCTTTTATAGTTTGAGGTACTTGTTGTAAGACGTTAGGATCAAGTCTTCCTTGCTGAACTAAACTTAATACTTGTTGTAACTCTGGATTAGGTACTTCTCGTTCTTCTATAACCTCTACTTCTTTTTCTTCTATTTCCCATCCTGTGCGTACGACTACAGTACCTTCTTGATCTAGTACCTTTAAAGCTTTAGTCATAAAGTTATATCTGTTAAACTGTCTACAAAACTGAGTATTAAGTAATACTTCAATTTTAGGAGCAGCTTCAGCATCTTCAGGAGTAGCTGGACTTGCTTTTATAATATCCGGAGTAGAAACAAATGGCTCTAGGAGTCCTGGTAAGAGCCATTCGGATTGTTTTTTAATATCTCTACTAACTAAAGTAGATCTACCCTCTACTTCGTTTCCGTAAGGTTCTGCATTGTATTCTCTTTTCCATTTATGAATCTTAGCATCTAACTCGCTCCTAAGTTCTTTTGCGGCTTTAAAGTCAGCCTTTAAAGCATTAAGAATTTTTACTTTATCTAATTTATTTTCCATCAACATCTCCAGTAAGGATTTCAGAAGTTTTTAAAACCATTAGTTTTAAAACTTGTTTTAATTCGCTATAACTAACAGACGCTACTGAACCGTCTGCTAGATTCATCTTTATGGATTCCGTCTTTCCTAAAACTTGTAAAGCTCTTAATATTCTGTTTTGAGTAACTTCGTCTGAAATAAAAGTTTTATCTCCAACGCTTACGACTAAAGAACTTAGACGTTTTTCTCTTTCTAATTCTTTTTCTTTTATGGCTAAAACTTTTTCCATTTCAAGCAATTCGTTACTTTTTTCGAATACTCCATTTATGTAAGTATATCCCATAGGGTTTTCTATATCACTAGGTAAGCTTTCAAAACTAATGCTTTCGTATATAGAGTGAGGTTCTACCCCTATCCCTATAATAACTTTGTTCTCATCTAAAAAATAGTACATAACTTCTCCTATCTAGTAAGTACTGCTTCTTGATTTAAATACAGAAACAGTGCAGAGGAATTGGCAGGTATAGCAGTTGAAGAGGCATAATGTCCATAGCTGTTATGACCTAAAAATACTACAGGCTTAGGCGCATCAGGAATTAAAGCTATACAAGCTTGAGTATTGTGTGCAAAGTTAGCCTGAATCGTCTTAGGACTTACACTATTATTTTCATACCTCTCAATTTTTATAACCGTATTAAGTTGTTTAAACTGATCTAACTCAACGTTACCGGTAAATCTAATTTTATTTCCCTGTATCTCAAAAGGGGTTAGACTTCTACTTGAATTAGATATTTTAAAATTATCCGCATTTATTTCAAAATCTCTTCTTGATCCATTCTCCCCAAATTTATACCCAACTATATTACCGTTACTATCAGTCATTATATTCGTATAATCTCTTTTTATATTAGCTATACCGTTATTAGCTCTAGTAATTTCTGACTGAAGTCCTTGCGTATATGTAGCTACATAATCTCCTACAGTTTGAGATATTGTTCTTTGAAACGAAGCAATACTACCTTGAGCAGATGAAGCTATTTGTTTAGCTTCTTTTAATGTAGTATCTACATCGCTGAACTTCGCTTTCATAAGAGCTACGTCTGAAGCTAAAGCATACTTATTATTAACCTGAGCCATAACATCTTTAGCTATCTTAGCTGCCGTATCACTATCTTTTATCTCCGCTTTTACTTGGTCTAGCTTTTGGGATAAAGCTTGGTCTGCTGAAGTATAAGATTGAACTATAGCGTTATAGCTAGCTACCATATCTTTAAATTTTGAATTAATTTGTTGTATAGCTTGAGCTAAAGCAGCATCGTCTGTAGTTACTGCTATCAGATCATTAGTTCCACTAGCTTTACCGTCTCCTTTTATACTTTCAACTTTTAATCTAAGAGTTTTTATATCTGCATTAGTTAAATCAAGTACTCGTTTTAAATCTAGGTCGGTTATATCGTTTTCGTCTAACCTATTTCTTAACTTTTCCATTCTTGCATTTATATCTGCAATAGAACCGGACAATACTCCTAGTAACTCTTGTTTTAAAGCCTCTACTTGAGCATTATCTAATAAACTAGGTGGAATAGGTACATCACTAATCCCGGATATTCCACAACTTCCTAAAGGTCTTACTTCAAGATAATCCGGAGTTGCATATACATGTCTTTCCATTTAATTCCTTTACACTTGTAAAATATGAGGTTGTTTAAAGTAGAGAACTATAGAAGCTTTTTTTGAGGGAATCGTAAAAGAAGTAAGAGACGTACCATTACTTCCTGTTCCCATAAACTCTACTCTAGATATACCGTCATCTAACGGAGTTATAGATAAAGCTTGTTCGCCAGTCATAAGAGTAGGCGTAACTAAACGTTCTTCTTCGTTATTATTTTCATAACGTTCTATTTTAGAAATTACTTGTACATTTGAACGGTTCATTAGATTTATTTGCTGTAAAGCGTCATTAAATCTATCTTGTAATTCATCAAAAGCCGATCTTAAACCTTTTACTTGATTATTTAAAGTTCCTATTAAATTTCTAGTAGAAATTATATCTGCAGTATTTTCGTTTATTCTAACTATAATTTGTTCTAATTCGGTTAGATGTATATCTAACGGAGGCTCTGTAGCTTGCCATTCACTATTTCCATCATACTCGGCTTTCACGAAAGTTGCTTTACCTCTGAAAACAACTTCTTTAATTCCTGTAGACTTGTTTTCTAAACATATAGCAAAAGCGTGATAAGGTACTCCATAACCATAAGAGTCGTTACTATTAGTTTCAAAGAATTTGTCTGAAGGATTTGGAAACGATTCTGAGTCTATATGAATAGTAAGTATACCTTGTCCGGCTTGTAGTAATGAAGCTATATTTCTTATTATATGAGTTTGGTTATTGACTAAGTTCTTAAAAGAAATATAGCTAGTTTCATACTTACTTAGATCTATACTCTTTCCTTTTTCATCATAGTATTTAATAACTATATCATGATTACTTCCTATAATGAATGTTCTGTCCTGATAAGCATTCATCTAGCATCCTTAATTACTACGGTAAACTCTTTATCTTTAACTAAAGACATAAATCTGTTCATAGTATCTCTACTACTATAAACGCCTTTTTCATCGTAACCGTTACCTAGTAGAATACACCCTTCAGTATCTCTAGGAAAGTTTCCTCTATGAATTAAAATACCTCTAGATTTAGGAACAAGCTCATTATAAAGCAGTGGAAGTCTTTCTCTAAATCTAGGTGAATCATGCCATTGAACATTATATTCTCCCTTAGGTATTCGTCTATCTTTATTAGGTTCTACAGTATCTGGTCCAGCAGCTTCTAAAGTATTTCCTTGCATAAGGATACGATACTGATCTACTAAAGCAAACTCTCCTATAGTTCCATCATAAATGTCTTTAAACCGTTTTATAGTTAAAACCATCATAACTCCTTTTCATAATTTTTTCTAGGATATCTATCAAAATATGTAGAATCCTCTTGATTTCTATTCTCATACTTTTCTCTATCTTCTTCTCTCTCATCAAAATAACCTTTATGTTGTTCCTCTCTATAAGAACCTGAAGGATTTTGTTTAGAAGTATCTATACCAAGCTCTTTATCTATTGTTATGCCTGTAATCTGAACTAACTTTTCTATCCATAGTTTTTCAAATATTGCTATTGCTCTAGCTCCCATATGAGCTGAGATAGAGATAAAGAAAGCAGATAAGTATTCATTTATACCTGCATACTTACATAAAAAGAATGTAAGTATTCCAATAAATCCACTAATAGAGATATCTCCTACCCATTCCCTAAGACTAAAGAAAGGGATTTCTCCTTTCCTTACACGTCTTATAGTTCCTACAGTTCCAGCCCAAATAGAGAGAACTATAACGTATAAAGGAATACTCCATTTGAGAAGCTCTTCCCAGAACTTATCACTTGTCATTAATATTCTCCCCATGTTTAGTACATTTCTCAAGTAACTTCTCAACTAGCTCATAGTATTTAAGTAAGAGGTCATAACTATAGCTAGGATTATTAGTATCCCAAATAGGTTTTATGGGCATTTGATTAATACACCTAATAGGTACTTTCTTTTCTTGATACTCTGTACGAACTATAATTTCAGGTTCTTTACTACTACATCCAACTAGAAAAAAGAGAATAACTAATAAACTAATTTTTACTTGATTCATATGCTCTTTCTTCATAATACTTTACTTTCTGCTCACAATTAGCGTCTTTAGTTGGGATATTCCTCTTCTTGTATTTCTTTTCTAACTCTGCCTTAATCTTTTCAAAATCGGGTTGAGTAACTTCTAGCTCTTTAATCTTAGTATTCTGATCATTTACAGCTTTTTTACAATCATCTAAAGAGCTTTGAAGTACTACATTTTTCAATTTTAAAGATGTTATTTCCTCTGTCTTTTTATCTAAAGCAACAGTAAAGTTATCCGTAGCTTTTGTAAAGATATATCCTCCTCCTATTGTAAAACAAGTAACAGAAAATAGAACAAGTAGAACTTCTTTAAACTTCAGCAAGCTAGGTAATAAAGCAGTCCACATGTCTTATCCTTGTGTTATAAAACTAAATACAAGTACAAACAATAAGAAAGAAGAAGCTAGGATAACAAACGTTTTAGTAGAGGCTTTCATTGTTTAATCCTTTTAAATGGATTAATAGCCCATACAGATTGGAGTATCTTCTTATCGTCTCTTTCCATATATGTTTGCTTGTTATCTTCTCTCATTCCTACAATATCCATTAATTTCCAACCTAAGTAGATTCTGCAATACCATTTAGATTTACCGTATCTAATCTCTTTGTAGTAACCAAATCTTTCTTTACCGTCCTTCATTTTACAAGTAACTAAGCACTCAGTATTCTTTTGTCCTTTATTATAAGTAGCAAAGACATCTCTAATAGTTTTAACACTATTAGCATCTATATCCTCTACTTTAACACCTAGATATTTAGCTGAGAAGTTACCTATTCTATTTCTATACAGCCAGTTTAATCTAGCCCAATATGTCCTATTCTTTCCGTTAGGAAAATGCTCATTTCTCCAACCATCATCACCATTGATCCCATAATCAGGATCATCGAACCAGTAAGCCCATTTAGGTAAGTTCTCACTATCTTTCTTACACCCTATTAAAGCAAAAGGGACTACAATAAATTGAAGTACCTCTACAGGTACTTCAACTAAAACATTCTTAATTACTTGTAATTTCTGTTTTAGAGTTAATTTCATTTATATATTCCTATATTTTTTAATGATCTTAGGATTTATTGTAGCAACGACGTATCTAGGAGTCGTATTATTGAATCTAGCTTTATCCACTAGTTTACCTAGTACATAGTAGTTTACGTCTGTTCCAGATTGCTTTGATGTAGCTAAGTCAATCATTTCAAAAGAGTAACTATTCATATTTCTCAGAGCAGAGTTCAATATATTGAATATCTCTTTTTCGGTATTCTCTACTCCATAATTGAAATATCCATTTCCAACTGAATTGTTTTGAACTGGTTTAAAGTGAGTGTATTTATCTAGCAAGATACCTGCATTAAATTTATTTGTCTCAGCTAAAAACGTTTTCCACTTTTGCCATTCTCTATCTGAGTTATGTACGGTATTAGAAGTTCCAAAATAGTAAATTTGGTTAAATCCGTCTTTACAAAATTTTTGTGCAATATATCTACCTTTAGCTAAAGCAGCTAAGTGGTCTTTTGCTTGAGAAGAAGTAGCAATGCCTTTATAAGAATCTGCATAGAATCTAGCATAAGAACCGTTTGGAACTATTAGCGATGTAGGAATGTTACTAGTACCACTAACTATTTCCCACGTATCTGAATATATGCTTCCAGTATATTTATATATAACTTTATCTGTGTTAAATGTATGATTAGTAGTAACGTATAAAGACTTGTTACCTAGTTGAATAGTATTTGTAACTTTTGGAACTTGAGCTTTTATCGACTCACCTATTTCGTGATATGTAACTTCTCCACCTGGATCGACTATCAACCTAAAAAGTCTTTCTTTTAAAGTAGCAACCTCAGTAAAACTAACATATACAGTAGAAGCTATTGTAGAATCTCCATCAGGAGCAGTTTCTATTACATATGTAGCTTTACTACCTACTGGAACGTTATTAAGTTCTCTAAGTCTATTCTCCCCTTTTGGTTTTGATATATCAAGTACGAAAGGTCTATAATCTTTTTCTCTCTCATAGCTATAGATAATGAACTTAGTACCGTCTTCAATAATAGGTACAATTCTTTCAAAAGGAATGGATTGATAAGCACCTGTAGAAGGGAGAGCGTATATTTCAGAGAATATTTCTTCTTGGTCAGAAGAGCTACTACCTAAACCTAATCCGTTAATAGCAGTAGCTAGATCTGTCTTCTTTAAATAGTACTGCTCTGCACTTTGTGTTGTGAGGTAATATTGTAAAGAAGTAGTAGCAGCTTTTGTATTTATTTGAGACGTTAATGTTTGAACGGCATTAGCTAAACCTTGAGTATACTCGGATTTAGGAAGTAGAGAACTTATCTCCTCTTTAGTGGCTAATGCAGTTACATTAGGTATCTCATTCTTCTTAGCATAAGTTTGTTCTACATCTTGAGTAGTTATAAAAGTAGATACATCAGGTATATCACTTTTCTTAGCATATCTACCATCAGCTTGTTCTTGAGTTAATCCGTTAGTACTAGTTGGTAATTCAGTCTTTTTAACATATAGCTCTTCTGCTTTAGCTGTAGTAAGATACACCGTAAGATCAGGTAATTCAGAAGTTTTTACATAGTCTTGTAATTTAGTATCTAAAACTTCTTTAGAATATGTAAGTTCATTTAGTTTATTAACGACTTCAGACATATCTATAGACGACTCTTTATGAACTTCGTTAGTCTTAAGTAAGAAACTATATTCTTTAAAGTTTTCTACAGTACCGTTTTTAGGTACTCTAATATAACCTATAAAACCTATGGTAGGGTTATAATATATACCTCTGTACTCTATAGTATCTGTATTCTTAGATATTAAGTCAGCTACGACTTTCTTAGCATCTATAGCAAACTGTTCGTCTATAAGCTCTTTAAGTTTGTCTGGTTCGCTAGGAACAACTCCTTCATAAGCTGTTGCAGGGGCATAGTGTAAGTATCTTATTTTCATATATCTACTCCGTTTCCTTCTTCCTCTTCTTGAGGGGTTAAATTTTTAATAGTTTCGTCTTGTTCGGTATTCTTGTCTTTATTCTCTTTTATACCTTTATCTTGTTCTTGATCTTTATTCTGTAGTGCAAGGAATATCTCATCTAAGCTATTATGTTTAGCTTCTAAGCTTTTAATCTTATCTGATATACCTAATAGTTCTTGCCTTGCTTCTAAACTAAGAATTTGACCTGTAAGAACAATAGCCGGATTAATCAACGGTTGAATCATAAAAATCCTTTCTGGTATCGAATAGTATCTTGTAGGTTTTCTACAAGAGCAAACTGATGCTCCCTAGCTTTTTGAAGTTCTTGATTGTAGTTGTTAATTAAGTTAGGATAAAACTCTTTCATACCCTCTATACCGGATACCACTTTTAAAGATACGAAAGCATTTAAGCACTCTATAAACGTTTCAGGTAGATCTACTTCTTCTGACCCATTAGTTAAATAACCGTGTTCATCGAACTCTCCAATAACCTTAATCGGCTTAGGTTTGTACGCTACGTAAATTATGTCTCCTTCTTTACAGTTAGGAAAGTACAAAGTAGTTTGAGAAGTAGCAAATACGTTATCTTCGTTTATAACGTATTTAGTATTCTTTTCGTCAGAAACTTCTAATATTTTTAAACATTGATCTCCTTTTATTCTAAAGATGCTTGTATCACTTGTCTCATTTTCTAATAAAACATTTCTATTTAATCTTCTATCAAAATCTAATAAAGCAGCTATTTGATCTGCTTTAGTACGTAGTCCACCTAAGAGTATCTCACATTCAGCTAGCTTATAGTGCGTAGCCATAATAACGTTAGGATCTTTATTTTCGATTTTAAAGTTATGTCTAAAAGCTGGTACTAAAATAATTGCTTGCTCAATATTTAAAAGAAACATAGAGTGCAAGCTAGTAAGTCCTTCGTTAATTAGTGGAACTATCTTATCGTCTCGCATTTGTTTCTGATTAGTTACATTGGGTAGAGTCTGATTTTTAATTCTATCTATAACTTCAGTTAAGTTCATTTATCTCCTTTAAAATATAGTATTACTTATACCGTAGCTTTCGTTTCTAATAGGAATATTGGTATCTTCAGGCATAGCCTCACTAGGTTTATACGCTTCAAAACTTCCTAACATAGATATACTATCTAGTACATCATCGTGTTTAGATTTAAATCCGTTTTTAGTTGCTTTACTTCTTTCTTCTTCAAACTCGTTATACCATTCGCTAGATTTCATTTCGTTAGCTATCCATACCTTCCTATTATCAAATCTAGGCTTGAATAGTAAGAACCTACTAAACTTATCTCCCACAGGGCGTATACCGTCTTCTCCGCTATTATTAGAACTAAGGAAATTAAAGTAGATATTCTTTTGAATCATCTCGTCTCTTAGCCAACTAACGAATCCGCCTTGCTGACCAGATACTTCTATACCGACTCCTAAAGGATTATAAATAGACACGAACTCAAATACTTTCTTTATAAATTCGCTAACTTCGGCTTGTTTGCACCAACCGTCTACAAGCATATAGTCTCCGTTGTTATTGTATGCCCATACGCTTATAACGCTAAAGTCCGTATTCTTTTTCTTTGAAGTACCTAAGTCTGTAGTGATATAGAAATTAAATTTAGATTTATTTTTAAGTACTTGTTCTCTATTAAAGAACACTATATTAGATTCTGGAATTAACATCTCTTCTTTAGAAGTAATCCTGAGCATAAGCTCTTGATAAAAACTATCTAGCTTTTTAGTTTTCTCTGCTTCTTCGTAAGCGTCTTTTACGTATTCGTAGCTAAATCTATCTTCCCAACTACCTTTAAACTCTTCTTTAGAACAAGGGAACTTTTCGCATACCGGATAGCAGGCTACTTCCCAAGCACCACTTTCTACGATCTTGTATAAAGGATCTTTGGCATTAAAAGGAGTACCCAACCATACAACTTTATTCTTAGTTGGGCTAAGGGCATACTTTACAGCTTTATGTACCGTATCTTCAATAGTACCTATAACCGTATCGCTTCTAGCATCTTCATCAGAGAGTATGTCATCTATAATAGCTACAGTAGGTCTTTTACCAAATTCTTTAGCACCTCGCAACCCAGTCTTAGCACCATAAAGTCTCACTACAAACTTATCTCCTCTTAGATTACAAAACTCTAGTCTGACATCTGTAATCTTTCTACCGGCTCCGGGAACTTCATCTTCGTTACCGTCTTCGTCTACGTATTTAATGCTTTTATTGGGTATAAGTTTCTGTAAGAATTCGCTATTTTGGTATCTATACTCTACGTTTTTTCTAAGACTCTTTACACCATTTTCAATACTATCTCCAACATAGATCATAAACTCCGTCTTACCTAAGTTCGGTAACTCCCCAAAAGCAGCTCCATATAAAATAAGATACTCTGCTCCGATTGTACTTTTACCGATTCCTCTATGGCATAATATTGCAGTATTTTTATTCGGTGTAAATAATGCTTCACACATCTTTAAATGAACTAATGGAGTTTTATTTTCTAGATCTTCCCCAGAAGCCATCTGTATAAAGTTAATATATTTAAGTACGGCTTCGCTAGGAACGTATCCTTCAAAGTCATAGCTAACTTCGTTAAGCCAATCGTCTACGCTTTTAGCCATTAGCTACTACCTCTGCATCTATAAAGTTAGCTTTAACGTTAGTTACGGTATTTAAAGAACTACCAGATTCTATAAGTCTCTTTTGTTCTTTAACCATATTGCTAAGCATAGTTTCGTATTGATCTACGATATTATCTTGTTTCAAACCTACTTCAAGTTCTACTTTAATATTCTCAGGAGGTTTCAAATGAAATAACAATCTATCAGCAGCATTTATCCTATCTTTAGATAGCTTAGCTTCGTTCATTTCTGTAACTAAAGTATTAACTGCCTGATATCTATAACCCTGAAACATAAGCCATAAAGGTACTTCGGCTTGAGTCATTATATTAACAACTAAAGGGTTCTTTCTATACCTAGTAGCTGCACTAGCTAGTTGTTTGTATTCGTCGGAATTCTTTGTAGCTCCTACCCTGTCTTTTACAAAGTCTCTATAACTAAAGGCTTTGATATAAGCTTCTGTAGCATTACCGTTAGTAACTTCTAAAAAGCTACAAAATCTAACGGCATTAATGTAGTCCTCTAAACCTACCCTATCTCCGACAAGAGCAGTCTGGTAAGTGATAAGCGTATCTATAAATCTAAAGCCATCGAATTCCGGCTCTTTGATAGTTTTATTAATTAAGTCTAGGCATTCGTCAGTTATAGTAAGTTTTTTCTTTTCTTTTATAGTTTTACTAAACCAACCGTATACAGTTTCTTCAGTAACTGTATCAGGTATTTCAGGCTTAACTACACCTAGCTTTCCTTCTGCCATAACTTCCTTTCATAACTTAATACTATATTTATTATAACATAGATTTATGAAAAAATTATAAAAGAATCCTTTAAGAAAAATAAGCCTATACTTCCAATACCATTTATCCAAAAGGACTACAGAATGTTTTCTGAGCAAACCTATGAGGAATACTATAATAATCTAAAGGTAACTTCTGCGGAAGTTCTGTTCTATACTAAGAACGATCTATCCTACACGGACTTCAATCAGTTACTTAATCTGTATGTACGTACAACCTTTTATCTATCAGATCTTTTAGATGAACTATCTATCATAGCTTTCTACTTAGATACTAAATCTAGGCAAGACCTCATTACCTTATTCCAACGTGCTAAACCTATTATAGAAGATCAGCTTATAAACGTAACTCATACTACCCCAATACCTTACAACTCTATATCTAAAGCACGTACAACAGTACATAATCTTCAACCTAATAGACTAAACTTAGATGTCTCTCATAAATATATACTACATTTCTTAGAAACTTTTTTAGAGTTCGCTACAACGTATAAACACTTTCAGTCTAGCTCTCTAGTAGATTAGTCTCTGTTTTAAAGATAGTCCTGACTCAGTTACTGACTTAGATACTTTCCCAAGCCCTGCCCTAGTACTTTGCCCAGCCTTGGCGGAAGTATCTTAGGCAGAGCCGTTGGAAGAATCGTGAGGGAAAAACATTTAAGGAGTCTATATAATTTAGTACGAGGGGTAATGTACAGTATTCAAAAACTTTTAAGGAATAAATATAATTTAGTATGAAGGCAGTACTCCTTCGGCACCAGCAAAAATCCTTTCCCACCCCCCGGAGTCTCTATAATAAGCATTCTTTTTCCCGATATGTTTTTGCGTTTGGAGCGTGAGAACCGCTTACATTACTTCTAGGAGTTTCAAATGAAATTGTTTAAAACTTTTTCTATAACAGCAAAATCTGGTTTAGAGGTTGTTACAGACCTCTTCGAAACAGCTGAGCAAGGTTCAAAGCTATTACTTGCAGAGGCTACAAAAGCGCGTATCGAGACGGCTCTAGATGCTGATCTCGAGTGGAGCGATTCAGAAGCTGTTGCCAAAGCTTTTGAAGCAGTGTTAAAGTTGGATACTCAGTTATCGAATTTTCGTGCTTCGAGCAGAGCAAGGGGTTAGACCCCTTCGCTCATTTTTTTTTTTTACTTTTCGTTTACCTTTCTCATTGCCACGTTTTACCACTATCCACCACCTTCACTCGTCCTGTCCTTGCCCTTTAATTTTCCCTTACGTTTTCCTACACTTTAAGCCTTTCGGTTTATGCGTTTGAAGCTTGCGAAAAGCAAGTAAATTAAATAACCATAAGGAGTTTATTATGCAGTTAAAGTTTACAACGTTTAAAGATCGTGCTGATTTAGTTGAGGCAAGTCCTAAAAACTTTATCAACGATTTGGGTGCTCTTAAAAACTATATTGACGGGTTCACTGTGTGCTATTTCGTCAATGTAAAAGGTGTCAAAGGCGTTCACAACGCCCCATTTGATACATATAAAGACGCTCATATCCATTGTGAACAGCTTGTAGAAAGTGGGTATCCGGAAAAGGAAATTTATATATCCGTAATGAAACAAGATTTCGCAACGGCTGACGATATCGACTGTTAGTTGTTACAACACCTGAGCAAGTGTATAAACTACTCATTAGCATACTAGCTTTCACTAGTACCAAAGTCGCCATAGGGACGGAGGGCTGTACTAAAAACAGTTGCACAAAGAAGCGTGGAAACACGTGAGCGGTCTATGGGAACTTGCTATAGGGCGAATGCCGAGCCAGCTTAGCAAAGAACATTAACGGGGCATTGTTACCAAGAGGTCTAGTACTTCTCGGTAATTGATTAAAATAAATTGAGTACTTCACGAAGTATTGAGTCTACTTTAATCTTCTTCATCTTCACAGATACTATGCGAGGCAACATAGCATAGTACTTACTTACATGTTGCTCTTAATTTAATATAAAAATTTTGATAAAGGAGATAGAGATGAACTTGAAAGAGTTGTACGAGAAATTAAAAGAAGTAACTAAATGTTCTTATACCGAATGGTCTGAACAAGCTATAACTTTGGACGTGAAAGAATATAGATTTTGCTGGACCAAAGGTAAAGGACTATCTGTAGTTACTAAAAGGGATACAAGAATGCGGATTGAATTAACTGATGTAGATGTAGATATAAGCGAGTATCATAACTCGCATCAAATCTATATCAAGTTAATTCATAAGACAGAAATAGGTGAAATCTATTTCTACGAGGAGAAGCAATAAGCTTCTCCATATAATTTCACTACAAGGGGAAACTATGTGTCGCAATTTCTACAAACGTGATATTTATTACTTTGAGTTCATCGGCGACTCAAAAGTAATGGTCCTTGACCTAGCCGATAACATAATAGGTGAGCCTCTACCTATTACTGTTCAGCAAAAAGAGGCAGCTTTGTCCTTAGCTAGCGATGTTACTACTAACCCGTTCAATAACAACATCGGTATTCAAGTGATGGATGACGAGTTAGAGGAACTCGCTAAAATCCTTCATATAGAGCTAGTTTAGCTCTTACATTTTTTTATTCCACCACTAGTCCTACACTCCTTGTCCGTCTCGCTCTCTCTCCGTTCGGTTTCCGCATTTGGTCTGTGTCTTACAGACACTTTACTATGACGGGAGAAACGTGTGGAACTACTTCCATTATTAATACCATTTCTGTTCGGCCTAAGTTGCATTGCATATGAAAAGTGCAGTGCTTATAAAGAATGGCTAGATAAACTAGCTAATAAATACTTTTAGTAAGGAGATAAATATGATACGCATGCAGTTCAAGGAATTACAATTAAACCTAGCACCTAATGGTGTTTGGGTTATTAGTTATGGTACAGCACAAGTTGCAACCTTCGTCAGACAAGGTGAAGCGGTTGCAGAGTTTCTTAGATTAAAGAGAGGAATAATATGAAAAAAGAAATTAAAGAGGGTATTCATACCCTCAAACTTTTAAAGGACGATCCTGAGTTCCAGGAAAAGTCTAAGAAGTACGGGAAACAACTTCTCCACGATATAGGAGAATTAATCTTAGGTCTATTCGTACTTCTTATGATGTTTAGCTTCGCTATGCACTTAATTTCTTAATCTAAAGGATAGTTATGCTTGATTTCCAATATAAAGTTGAAGAGGCACTTAGCGAGAAAGTTATCCTAAATAGAGTCAAGGTATTCGTAGAAGAACGCTTTGATCTCCTAGACGAAATGTCTGAAAGGATTGAAAACTGGCTAGTGGATTATCGTAATGAAGTATATGGTAAGACATATGCCAGTAAAGATGCTAGGCTTGAAGTAGTCGAGGCTAATCTAGATGAAATCCCTAGTTGGCTACTTTATTCTGTAGTCTTACTAGGCGAGACTAATCTCCAAGCTACGGCAACTAAGCTAGGTCTATATCTGCACGAGGATAACATCACGGCAGTAAAGACTGGTGCAGAGTTGTTAGCCGTATGCGACGGTCTAGGTTACGAGATCGTTCGTCCGGTCTTAGGTTCAGGTCAGACCTTTACTATTAAACCTAGTATAGAGTTAGATTTTGAGACCAAGACCATGATCTCGCTCTCGATGTTTTTACCTCCTATGGTAACGCTACCTAATGCATGGACGACTAAGTCTAATGGAGGTTATGAATTAACGCGTAATTATGCAATACTAGGCGATAGATTTAATAAGCACGACTACCCGATTAACTTGCACGCTTTAAACGTACTACAAGACGTAGCCTATACCTTAGATAGCTCTATATCTAAGGAGGATGATACTCTTGATCTAAGCGAAGTTCCTAAAGAATCTAGAGAACAAGCTGAAAAGAACTTTGAACTAGCTTTGAAACAGAATCGATTAGTCTACGACATGCTTCAGGATAAGCCTTTTCATTTCGTATGGCAGTACGATAAAAGAGGACGAATGTACTCTAAAGGCTACCATACAAACGTACAAGGTAACGAGTACCGTAAGGCTATGCTCAAGTTTGAAAAGAGCAAGAAGCTAACGGATGAAGGTTGGTATTGGCTAAAGATAGATATAGCCAATGCTTACGGTCTAGATAAAGAGACTTGGGATAACCGTATCAAGTTCGTTGAGGAAAATATAGATGCTATGCTAGCTAATTCTTCAGTATGGGAAACTAAAGCTAGCGATCCTTTACTCTTTAGATCAGCTGTTTTAGCCTACAAGAAAGCTCTTAAGACAGGAGAGACTAATCATATTGTTAGATTAGATGCTACTTGTAGCGGTCCTCAACTAATGTCCGTAGTTATGCGAGACGTTGAGGCTATGAAGCTACTAAATGTCTTAGGAGACGAAGTCAGACACGATTACTACACTGAAGTAGCTAAGGCTACATATGAAGCTACAAAGGATAGTAAGATTTGGGGAGATGATCCTAAGTGGTCTGATATAAGATCTCAAACTAAGAAAGCTACGATGACTTGGTACTACAATTCAGAGGCTAAGCCTCAAGAGTTCTTCGGTAAAGATACTCCAGAATTAAAGGCTTACTATAACGTTCTTCAGACCCTAACTAAAGGAGCATACGAGTTAAGGGAAAAGATTAACTCGTGCTGGAGAGATGACGTTACCGAAAACGTCTGGACGTTACCTGATGGACATACGGCTTACTGTCCAGTTAGACATAAAAAGAAATCTAGGATAGAAGTAAAAGAAATGAAGGGAGGTACTGCCGTATTTAACTTTGTTTCTACTGTAGTTCAAGCAGGTAATGAAGAACAACGAAGTCTTGCAGCTAATATAGTTCATAGCATAGACGGATGGATATGTAGACAGTTAGCTGTTATGCTAGCCGATCAAGGGATTGAACTAAGCCCTATACACGATAGCTTCGGAGTACATCCAAATCATTGCGAAGTACTTAGGCAATGTTATAGAGGCTTGTTAGCAAGATTATATAGAGAGAATCTAATAGATAGTATTCTCTCTGAAGTAGTAGGTGCAGATATAGTAGTCGATAGACCTGAAGTAGATCTAGAAATAGAAAAAGCTATCAGGACTAATACTAATGGTTACTATATATGTTAAAAATTTTAAAAAA